ATAGGTCAATATCTTGCAATGATGCAGCAGCCATTAATGGCACCGGATGGCGTTGAGGGCGGCGGCGCTCCTGACGCTGGCGGCACGGGTGACGCGCCTGACGGAGGTGGTCAAGAAGCTAGCCAAGAGGACGGTCAAGAAGACGGTCAAGACCAAGAAACCGAAGCCAAGGCGGCTGAGTATGTTGACGACCCCGCATTAACGGAAGCGGAAAATGAAGCGGCTCGCGCCAAATTCAACGCTGAAGCCGACAATTCTGGCGAAGACGGCGATGGTGACGATGAAGACGATAAGTCTGATCTAATCGGCGCGCCTGATGGTGATTACGAAGATTTCGAGGTGCCAGAGGGCTTTGAACTCGCTGGCGACGTCAAAACAGAGTTTGATGAAGTAAGCCGCGAGCTAAATCTAAGTGACGCTGGCCGCAAAAAGCTCGTTGAGATGCAAGCCAAGCTTTACAACAAGCAAGCTGAAGCGCACGCCGACCGGGTTGCTGAGTGGGGTGAAAGCGCTAAATCCGACAAGATCGTAGGCGGGGCTGAATTTGACGCCAACGTTGGGGTTGCTCGCGCCAACATCAAGCAATGTGGCGATGCTGAGCTGAAGGAATTGCTTGAAACCACAGGCATTGGCAATCACCCTGCGTTTATCCGTTATGCGTACCGGAACGGCAAGGCGACAGGAGAGGCTGGAGTTGAGCCGGGCGGCGGTCATGCTGAAGAAGATGCAGCAACGATTTTGTATGGCAGCTCGTCGTAGGAAATCAATTTGCAACCAATGAGCTTTTTGTGTAAGGGTTAAACCATTCCGGGCCTGCCAGATCGGGATGGTAAACTGAACTAAAATCCGAAAAGGAGCAGGCTGTCATGGCTACGCTTGGACAATCCTATCTAACTCTGGCAGACGCAATGAAGCGTACAGAAGATGGCAAGAGCATTGCTCAGGTCATTGAAATTTTGAGCCAGAATAACCCGATGCTTGATGATATGGTTGCTGTAAAATGCAATCAGGGCACAAAGCACCGTCATACTGTTCGCAGTGACTTGCCTTCTGTCACTTGGGGTGGCCTATACCAAGGTATCCCCCAATCTAAGAGCCGAACAGCTCAAGTCGATGATACCACTGGCTTCGCTGAAGCTTTGTCATCTATCGATAAACGCCTATTGGACATCGCGCCGGGCAACGAAGCCCAGCTTCGCATGTCTGAGGCTGTCCCGTTCTATGAGGCGTTCAATCAGGAAATGGCATCTGGCCTTTTCTATCACGACACAGCAACTTCACCTGAGAAATTCAAAGGCCTAGCTGCTCGTTACAACACTCTGTCAAACTCTAACGTAATTGATGGTGGCGGCGCTGGCGCTGACAATACATCAATCTGGTTTGTGACTTGGGGTGAAAATTACACCTCAACGATCTACCCTGACGGCACGACCGCTGGGATCAAGCGTGAAGACAAGGGCGAGCAGCGCATCCTTGACGGCTCAGGCAATGCTTACTACGCGAAAGAAGAGCTATTCCAGTGGCACCTTGGCGTCGCCGTTAAAGACTGGCGCTTCAACGTCCGCATCGCCAATATTGACATCTCTGAAGTCATTGCTGGCAATGTTGATCTTTTTGCGCTTATGCGCAAGGCTTACTGGAAACTTCCAAATGCTGTTGCTGACCGAGAAGGCAAAGGCGCTGTTGGTCCCAAGAAGATGGCTATCTATTGCAACCGTGACATTATGGAAGCTTTGGATGCTCAAAACACTAACGCGGGTGGCTCCGACAACTTCACCCGCCTAAGCATGGGTCAAGTTGAAGGTAAGGAAGTTGAAACTTACCGGAAAATCCCTATCCGCAACACTGACGCACTTCTCAATACCGAAGCGCTGGTTGCTTAATCTAGGCTGGTGGGCTAAGGCCCACCGTCCTTTCTCTAACTAGGAAAGTTGATACCATGATTTTGGATCACCAAGCTATCTTTTCAGACGAGCAAGCAATCACTGCGACGGCTGCGTCTACAAACACCATTGACTTCGGCCTAGCTGGCACGCCATACGGCGCTAGCCAACTGTCAGTCGACCAAGGCAAGGGGCACAAAATCCCATTGCTTGTGCAGGTAACCGAAGACTTTGACAGCTCTGCTGATGACGGCACACTGACAATCGCTCTTGAGTTGGACAGCACAACAACATTTACGCCTGACAACTCTATCGATCTAGGCACGTTTGATGAAGCTGACCTTGTTGCTGGCTGGCAACTGCCGTACGACGTCATCCCTAAGGGCGTTAATTTGCAGTATGCTCGCCTCAAATACACAGTGGCAGGCTCTGGCAACTTCACCGCAGGCAAAATCACTGCTGGTGTCGTGTCTAGCGTCCAAAGCAATTAAGGCTCCCCAAGTCACGCAAGCCTTAATGAAGCCCAGCGCAGCCGCCGCATGATTGCGCTGGGCACTCAATAGAAACCAAAACGGGAATTAGACAAATGACCAACGAAGAATTTGAGGGCAAGATCAAATCAGGCCTATCTAAGCTGGACCATGGCAATGATGATCACTGGACCAAGGCCGGGAAGCCTGATATCGCGGCAGTTTGTGAGGCCTCTGGCCTTGACGAGCTGAAGCGCGCGGATATTGAGAAGGTTGCGCCCGATTTCGAACGCCGGGAAACCCTCCCAGACACCGAAGGCAAGGGCGAGCCTTCAGTTTTCGAACGCGAGCTAATCGAAAGCACATCGAACCGGGCGCGGCTTGAGAAGCAAAACGAAGGCAAGACTGGGCGTAAGATGTCCGTCTTCAAGGAGGTCCCCAAGAAGACCCGCGTTCGCGCATCTGAGCGGGGGTATTATGGGGGTGAAGTAAAGGAGCCGGGGGACGTGTTTTCCATCACCGGGCGTCCCGGCTCTTGGATGGAGCCAGTATAATAACCATAGCGGCCCTGCGGGGCCGCTAGTCTCATTGGCGAGGGCAAGATGGAACTTACAGATATCAAGCGGACTGAGGCAGACAAGAAAGCCGAGGCCAAAAAATACGAAACACTATCCACAGAAGAAGATTACCCGTGGGGGCTATCTGTTTCTCTGGATGACGCGACAATCAAAAAGCTCAAGCTTGGCGATCTGGACGCAGAAGAAGAGGTTATGCTTGTTGGGTCAGGGTTCGTTTCTGAAGACAGCTCCAACCTTGTAAATGGAAAGAAAACCCGCAATATACGCATTCAATTGCAAAAAATAGCGGTCACACAGCCCACTCGCAGCGATCCTGCGTCCGAACTTTACGGTGATAAGAAATGATTGGCGATAAGGTCCAGATATGCAACATGGCGCTTGCCAATTTGGGCCAGCGCGCGATCCAGTCTCTTGACCAGCCGAACCCAAGCTCGGTCGCCTGCAAGCAACGATATGATGAAGCCCGTGTTGAGGCGCTAAGCACTCAGCTTTGGGCTTTTGCCAAGAAGTGGAAAACTGGGGTTGAGATCAACGCTGATCCAATGCCGGGCTGGTCGTATGTTCACAAATACCCAACGGATGCATTGCGGATATTTTCCATTTGGCAAGAAGACCCGTCAGCGCCGAAAATACCCTTCGAGGTTAGCTCGGCCATGACGGGCGGCGGCAAGTGGGTTCATTCAAATGAGGCAAGCCCGGTGTTCATTTACACAACTGACGTTGAAGATGTCACGCTGTTTGACGCTGCGTTCTCTTCCGCCTTGTCGTGGCTTTTGGCGGCTAAAATAGCCATGCCCATAACCAAATCACGAAAAGCTCAAGATGACGCTTACTCCAAGTGGGGCGCTTCGTATGCGAACGCGGCAGGCCGTACAAAAAATGAGCAGGCTACCGACAGAGACCAGCTCTCTTCCTATCATTCAGTGAGGTAATTGTGGTTGACGTCCGGCTCTCTCAAAACTCCTTCACCGCTGGGGAACTATCCCCGGAAATGTACGCGCGAGAAGATTTGGCCAGACGCCAGCTCGGCGCTAAGCTTGTGGAGAATTTCTACATTCGCCCTCATGGCGGGGTTTCGAACCGTGCAGGCCTTCGCATGGTGGCTGAGGTCAAGGATAGCACCAAATTCACGCGCATTATGAGCTTCGAAGCTGCTGCTGATGATGCTTACCTGCTTGAAGTTGGCGACCAGTACATCCGCCCTTTCTTCAGAGGGGCGCCAATTCTTAGCGGTGGTAGCCCATATGAAATTGCTACGCCATATACTGAAGCGGGGCTTTCCTTGGTGTATATGGAACAATCAAACGACGTGGCCACAGTCGTTCACCCGGACTACACTATCAGAGAATTAAGTAGGTACTCAGACACAAACTGGACGCTCACTGCTGTGACATTCCAGCCTTCTGTTTCTGCACCTACTGGTGTGGCTGCAACCGAAACACAGGGATATACAGGATATGGCTCAGATAAATTGCCTCAACCTCACACTTACGTCGTCGCGGCCATCGGGGCTAATGGGGAAGAAAGTCTCCCGTCCTCAGAAGCAACGAGCGGCAACGTCGTCCTTGGGTACGACCAAAACTTCGTCGACGTCACATGGACAGCTGTCTCCGGCGCGACGGAATACATTATCTACAAGGAAGTCAACGGGATATTCGGGTTCATAGGAACAACGGTGGATTTGACCTTCCGTGATACCAATATTAATCCTGATTTTTCTGACGGGCCACAGCAAGGGTCCAACCCATTTAACGCTACTGGTGACTACCCGGCGCTTGTCACGTTTTCTCAACAGCGCCGGGTGTTCGCTGGGACTGACAACAACCCACAAACGACATGGATGTCCCAATCAGGCAACTTTAAAAATATGGGCGTCTCTCGTCCTGCAAAAGATGATGACGCTGTTGAATTCACTTTGGCGGCGCGGAAAAAGCAAGACATCTTCCATATGGTCCCGCTTGAAAAGGGGATGATCACGTT